GCTGATTTGGCACTAATACAAATGAAAGTGCCAGATTATTTACTACCGTTAAAGTTTTTAACAATGGAAACTGAAACTTGGGAGGTTGGTGAAGAAGTATTTGCTATTGGACATCCAATGGGAATACAATGGACTGTTAGTTTAGGACATTTAGCAAATTTAGAAAGAACAGGAAGAATAACACCGTATGTAAATACAATACAACATTCAGCTGAAATACATAAAGGCAATTCTGGTGGACCTTTAATCAATAGACACGGTAGGATTGTGGGTGTAAATACTTATTTATTATTACCCAATAAACAATGGAGTGGAATAGCGTATGCCGTTAAAAGTGATATAGTTAAATGGTCAATTAATCAAATGTTAGAATTGGGTATGACAAAATATCCAGCCTTTAAATTAGATTTAAGAAGTTTAAGTCCTAGTGGTTATGAGGCTCTTAAAGAAATAGATCCTGATAATAGAATACCTAAAGACCTTTTTGGTTTGTTAGTGTTTAGTTTAGATGATGATTATGCTAAATCACAGGGTATAAGGCGTTGGGATATAGTTGTTGCTATAGATGGTCAGCCAGTAAATAATTTATTGGATGTTAGAGAAATTTTAATGCCCAATTATAAACCTGGTCAAATTGTAGATTTAATTTATATAAGAGAGGGACATTTTAGAAGAACTGATTATGTTTTGTCTGAAATAGAATTTGATTTTGTAGAATATTATGGCGATAGTGCTGCTGAACGACAACTAAATGAAGAAGAGGATGAAGATGATGGTCCTTCAGCATTTGAAGAAGAGGATGAATGATAACTGGTTCGCAATTATTGCTATTATATTGATATTGACTATCTTTATTGGAAGTGCAATGTTTGCAAACTGTATGTTATTAGATGAGATATGTACTTAACAATATGGACAAAACAAGGGAAAAAATCTATACATTTACCCTTTGAGGCGCTTGACGAAGTACGAAAAATGTTGTATACTAATAAAGATAATATTATTGAATATAGTATATGTGTAAGTGATTATGAGAGGATAGAGAATGAGCTTTTTGAAGAATGTAATTAAAGAAACAGGAAATGAATATGGTACAATTGTTAGCGACGGTCTTGCTACTGCCGATATTAGTGGTTTTGTGGACACTGGCAGTTATGTTTTCAATGCTCTGGTTGGTGGCAGCATTTATAGTGGCATCCCTCAGAATAAAATTACTGCTATCGCCGGCGAATCAGCGACAGGCAAGACGTTCTTTGTATTAGGAGTTGTACAAGCGTTCCTCGAATCAGACCCAAAAGCGAATGTAGTTTTTTTTGAAAGTGAATCTGCTATAACAAAGGAGATGATTGAAAATAGAGGTATAGATTCCAGTAGAATGGTTATCTTACCTGTTACTACAGTACAAGAATTTAGACATCAAGCCATTAGTGTGCTTGATGCTTATGAAGATGATAATGAAAAAGCGCCATTGTTGATATGTCTTGACAGCCTGGGAATGTTAAGTACGACTAAAGAAATAGAAGATACAGAAGCAGGTAAAGAAACTAGGGATATGACGAGAGCCCAGGTTGTCAAGGCAACTTTTAGAGTATTAACTTTGAAGTTGGGTAAGTTGGGAGTGCCATTGATTATGACTAATCATACCTACGATGTTGTGGGTAGTATGTTCCCAACAAAAGAGATGGGTGGTGGCAGTGGCCTCAAGTATGCAGCTTCATCTATAATCTATCTATCAAAGAAAAAAGATAAAGAGGGTTCTGCTGTAGTAGGTAACATCATTCATTGTAAGACATACAAATCTAGATTAACAAAAGAAAATCAAATGGTCGACGTTAGGTTGTCTTATACGAGAGGTCTAGATAGATATTATGGGTTGTTAGAGTTGGCTGTAGAAGCTGATATATTTAAATCAGTATCAACTAGAATAGAATTACCAGACGGTACAAAAACATTTGGTAAAACTATTAATAATGATCCAGAGAAATATTACACACCAGAAGTAATTGAACAGATAGATAAATTTGCTCAGGAAAAATTTAGTTATGGAGTATGATTATGTAGTCCATAAAGAAACCGGTGAAACCTGTTATAGAATAACAGAAGGTGCGTTTAAAGGTGTTATATACAAATATCTAGATATTACAATTTCTGATGTTGATCCAGATGAGGCAGAAACAATACCCTTGAAATTTAATTATGAAGTAATGTACACCCCAAATGAAGATTTAGATTTAGATCCTGAAAGTTTTGCGCCAACTATAGGTGATATATTATTTGGTGAAATTGAAAATGGCTTAAAAGAAGGCAATGTGAATTTTAATTATGAGAATAGAAACGACAATACTGAGCAATCTGATACACAATGAAGAATATACGAGAAAAGTTATCCCATTTATTCGGTCTGAATATTTTACAGATTATACCGAAAGGGAAATTTATAAAGTAATTTCAAATTATGTAGAAAAATATAATAATACACCTAGTATTGAAGCTATAGATATTGACCTTCAGAAAACAAATCAAAATGAAGAACAATATAAAACGCTACAAAATTATATAGAGCAGCTGCAACCATCAGAATCAGAATTCAATTGGTTGTTAGATGAAACTGAAAAGTGGTGTAAAGATCGTGCTATCTATAATGCTATATTTTCAGGCATTCAAATTATAGATGGTAAAGATAAAAAGAAAACGCCTGAAGCCATCCCAGATATATTAACTAAAGCCCTTGCTGTATCTTTTGATACACAAGTCGGCCACGATTATATAGATCAATCTACAGAACGATATGAATTCTACCATGAGGTGGAAGAAAAGATTCCGTTTGATTTAGATTTCTTTAACAAGATAACTAAAGGTGGTATGCCGAACAAAACATTGAATATTGTTTTGGCAGGTACAGGTGTGGGTAAATCTTTATTCATGTGTCATGTTGCTGCTGCATCTTTAATGAAAAATTATAATGTATTGTATATTACATTAGAGATGGCAGAGAAAAAGATTGCTGAACGTATAGATGCAAATTTAATGAATATTTCATTAGACGATTTACATGATTTGCCCGCTAGAATGTTTAATGATAAGTTTAGTAGAATCCAGAAAAAGACTCAGGGTAAATTGATTGTCAAAGAGTATCCTACTGCATCAGCACATACAGGACATTTTAGGGCTTTATTGAATGAACTGGCATTGAAAAAATCATTTAGACCAGATATAGTATTTGTAGATTATCTAAATATTTGTTCGTCTAGTAGATTTAAAATGGGCGCTAGTATTAACTCATATTCATATATCAAGTCCATAGCAGAAGAATTAAGAGGACTTGCTGTAGAGTTTAATTTGCCGATTATGTCTGCTACACAAACAACTAGGCAGGGTTATGTATCGACAGATGTAGGTTTAGAAGATACTTCCGAATCTTTTGGATTACCTGCAACAGCAGACTTGATGTTTGCAATTATATCTACAGAAGAATTAGAAAAATTAAACCAGTTACTTGTGAAACAATTAAAAAATCGTTATAATGATCCTACATTAAACAGACGTTTTATTATCGGTGTAGACCGTGCTAAAATGAAATTATTTGATGTATCCCAAAAAGCCCAAGAAGATTTAGTAGATACAGGACAAGAAGAAGCAGTATTTGATAAGTTTAAAGATTTCAAAGTATAAGAACATATAAATATAATAAATCCGTTTGGAGTTTATGAATACATGAAATCTTTTAAACAACATATGCTGTATGAGGAATCTACAGAAGTTTCCACAGCATTAGAAACTGTATTGGGTGTTTCTTACGATTCCGTATCTAACAATAATCCTACACTACTAACAGATGCAATGGCTAGTGATGGAAATTTTAAGAAAGCAAAAAAATATTGGGATACTGGTGATCCTACGGCAGACCTAAAGAATTTACAAATATTTGGTCAAAATATAATTGATGCTGGAGCTCCTAAAGGGGGCGGTTTTGATTTTCAAGAAAAGGGTTCCCTTACTTCATTTTGGAAAGAGAATGGTGGTAGCAATGTAACATCTAAAACAGATATTACATTGGGCGGGCATCAATACTCTGTAAAAAATGCAGATGGCGCTCAGTTGATGAGTGGTAAGAAGGGAGAATCTACAGCAACGGCCGTTGCAGCAGCTAGAGAAGTTAATCCGCAGTTTGAAAATTCGGCCCTTGTCCAAGAACTTATTGCTAGTATAGATAAATTAAGTCAAGTTACGACTGAAGGATATTATGCATCAGCTGGAAATTTACAAAGATTAAAAGATGATGCTGGAAAACACAAAAATTTATATGATTTAGCTGTGGCTACTAAAAAAGAACTGGATAAGTATGAAAAAGAATTTGAAGATTTAAAAAAGGCTAAAAAGAAAGTAGGTAGAGATAAAGTTAAAATTAAAAAATTAGAAGATGACTTTGCTA